GGAAGAAATCTTTAGATTGTGCAGCATGTGCTTTACTAGCTTTTGCCAACATATCAGCTGTTTTCTTAACATCTTCTTTATCTTTATCGTCTAGTTTTTCTGACCATACTTTTGCTAAAGCTTCTTTCATTTTATTAGGGTGAAAAAATGGTTTAACAGTTTCACCATGAACTACTACATTACCCATCTTTTTACCTTTAGGCTCTTCTTCGCCTTCAGCATCTTTTAATTTTTTGTTTTGTGCTTTTGCTTTCATATCAATAGCTTCTTTTTCAGCAGTATAGTTTTTGTCTATGTAATTAAAAAACTCTTTCTTTTTTTCTTGGTCTTTGAAATCACCGATTCCTTTTACACCAAATTTTTTAAGTGCTTTTTGAAATACTTTTTGATATTCTTCTTTATCGTCCATTACTGTCTTAATCTCAGGTTTTGGATTTTGTTTATTCATCTTTTCAATGACATCAACAATTCCACCTTTTTTACGACCAAAGTATAATGGATTACCTTTAAAACTTCCGTCTTTACTTTGCATTTTAGTCTCCTACCTTAAAATTTAATTCTGCCTCTTTTAGGCACTATTTTTAGTTTATATCTTACCATGTCTACCACTTCAGGTGGCATTAGATAATTTAACATATTAGCAATAGAGTCTTTTTCAGCTCTACTACCTCTCATCATTTTTTCTATTCTATCAATTACTTTAGGGTCAACACTTTTAAATTTACCCTTTTGTTCTAATCTCAAATTATCAGCAAAGATATCAATGTATGGTATTAATTCTTCTGGTAATTGTTTCCATTTCATACCGAATTTAATTACTAACTTTGCCTTTGCTGCAGATGTAAGAATAGGTATATCTGCATCCACAAGTTTAAGTAGTTGTGGTTTTGAAAATCTGTCCATTAGTTTACGAAGTTTAGCAAACTTTTCTGGATTAACTCCTGTTTCTTTACCTCGTAATGGTTCATATTCTTTTTTTAATCTTGCTATTTGTGAAGATGTAAATTCAGTCATAAATTCACTTTCTTCCGTCATAAAACTTCCATCAATTTGGTCAATGTTTGCCATAAACTTGGATAATTGTTTACCATTACCTGTGACTTTATATACATTATTACCTGATTTTTTTACTTTGGCACCAGCTCTTGTTGCTACTGCGTTCATTTGTTTTTCAGCTTGACGGTAAAGACCGGTTTTAGTATCGTATGATTTAATCGTTATCGTTGCTTCATTAACATCATCAGTTTCTTCTTTTACAGGTTTCAATGAACCAGCTCGTAACTTATTATAGTTTTTTCTAAAAAAGTTTTCTGCTTCTCTACCGTCAGTAGTTACAAATATCTCTTTTTCATTTTTATCTAAAACTCTATATTTCATCTTACCATTACTTCTCATCATGGAAACATATGGTTTGATTGAAGCTTCATCAATTTCGACTTCTTTTTTATTTTGTTCACTAGTCAAAAAGTAATCTCTTGCCGAGTTCATATTATCAGAAGCTGTGTTAATCATATCCATCCACCATGATGGTAATTTGTCTTCGTCATTCATAGAGTTTAATTTACCCATGATTTGATTAGCATCTTCTATCATAAGTTTCATTTTTCTCTTTGCAGATGGAACATCAATATGACCGTCTTCATAGACTTTCTTTATAGCCTCTGCCATTGTGGTTTTATATCTACTAAGCATCTTTTCTCCTAATGTACTATTTATCTAATTATCTACTTTAGCTCCAGCTCTCCATTGATAACAAGACCAATATCTAGCTTTTGTTTTTGGTCCTGGGTTATCACAATTATGTCTAGCTCTGAAACTTGCTCGTCTACCAGGGTCATCTCTTTTGATTTCCATGTTCGGGTCACCAAATGTTACTTTGACAACATTACCTTTTTCGTTCTTTACATACACAGCAAATTTTCTAGGACCCTTAGGTGTTCTCATAGGATTATTCAAAGTAACTTTTCTACCTTGATACTCTGCCTCTTGTATGCCTTCTTGTTCGTGTTCAAAAATTACATTCTCACACGCTATGTCTATGTTTCTATAATCTTTAAAGTTTCTCATTTTTTTGTCTTCGCCCATAAATCTTTATCAGCAGTAGTTCTAGTTTTACCGCCAGTTATGAATGAGTTTACTCTAGCAAAAGCCCATTGTTGTGGAGTTGTTCCAGGTCTATGTCCTGTTCTCCATGCAGCCATGCCACGATTGTAAACTTGTTTTAAAATAGAATATGATATACCACTAGCTTTTGCTTTCTTCTCTAATCCTGCAATCTTCTCATGTAGAGGTGATATTTTCTCCATCATTTTTGCAACATTTTCATCAAGCTTTACTCTCCAGTCTAAACCATATTTGTCTTTGAATTTAGATATTGTTTCAGGACTTTCAGACCATACTTTAATATCGTTATATTCTATGTCACCATACTTTTCATATACTTTTAATTCTTCTTCTTTCACTTTTTTCTCCTTTTTCTTCGGTGCAGAATATGGGTCAATTTTATAAGTGTGTTGTGCATAGTCTTTACCAATTTCATATGCATCACCGAACATTTGTTTATATTTTTTTGTGTATTGTGATGGTCTAGTTTTACCTTTACTATCACCAGGTGCAGGTTTATATGCTGCAGGATTATCGTCACTCATCTTAGCACCTTTTCTAAAGTGTCTAGCCCTATCATCTTTCGTAGATTTTTTAACACCTGAAAAATACTTTTTAGGTTGTGTCCCTTTCATATCACCAACATCTGGGTCTTGAGCAGGGTCTTTATATTTTTTTTCTTCTAGTTGTTCAGAATTTTTTTGTAAAACTAATTTCTTTTTATTCACATCTTCATTTCTTAATTCTGATTGTATATTATCTGCAGGCATTACATCATGTAACCAAGCCTTTTCAATACCACCATCTTCCATTTCATACTGAATATAATTTGCACCTCTTTTGATAATTTTACCAACATTACCATTATTTGTATTTTCAATTAAATCACCTATCAATAATGTTTTGTTATCAAAATAATTTTCTCTTATCTTTTGTTTTTCATTACTAATCTCGTCTTCTAATGACGGCATATTTAATTCACTTACTCCCATTTTCTTTTTTAAATCTTTAAATAAAGTCATTGCGTTTCTATCTCCCGTTCCGGTCATTACACCTTTTTTAAATTCATCGAAGTTATTTGCCATTACATATTCTCTCATTTTACTTGCAGACATACCTGTAGTTCCCTCAGCATCTGGGTCCCTCTCACCTGCACTAACTACTTCGACTCTATCAAATGTGTAATCTTTGTTATTATACTTTTTAATTAATCTTTTAAACTCTGCCACTCTATCACTACCTGCAATCATATATACTTCGGTATATTTTTTATCAAATCTATTTTTAAGTATTTCCATAAATGTTCTAGCGTCACCACCAGCAGCATTGAGTTGTATACCTCTAGGATAAACCATTTTAATATATTTTAATTTATCTTTAGCCGATAGAGGATTTTTTCTTTTATCTTGTGATGCACTTACATACAACACAGGTAAACCTTTTACTCTTTTAGCAATAGTAATTACTTTGTCAATCAATTTTTGATGACCAATAGTAGGTGGATTAAATCTACCGAATGCAAAAACAACCGGTTGTTTTCTACCTACATCTTTTTTAAGTAATTCTTTTACTGTTTTCATTTGTATTTGTCACTTACCTTTTTTGTTCCGTCTGCTCTTGGTATCAAACCTTTTGCTTTAAGATGAGCTTTGTCTGTAAACCCTGCGTTACCTGCTTTGTATCGTTTCATCGCATCTGCAGTGTTTGGTGCTTTCTCTAAAAATTTTGTGAACGATTCACCCTTTGCTCTTTTTAGTGCATCAGCAGATGGTGCACCTTTTTCACCAGGTTTTCTCATTCTTTCGCCAGAGCCTCTTTTTATCCTTTGTCTTTTTTTATGAATGTTTTTCCATAAACTTTCAAAGGTTGATTCTTTTTTGTTCATTTGTTTTGTCTTCTCCTTCATTTTGTTTATGTATGCTCTATAAATTGCTGCTTCTTTGGTTTTACCCATCACTCTAGCTCTTTGCTCCATTGCAATCGCAGCCTGTATTTTATGAGCATGTGTTTTTCCTGAGCCCTCTATTTTTTTAACACTTGCTCTTGCAGTTTCAACATCTTTGAAACCTAATCCGTGAATAGTACCTTTAGGATTTTCATCTGTATATAAATCAGAATGTTTTTTACTACCTGCAGGTTGACCTTTCTTTCTTGGTATTCTTGGTGCTTCGTCTATATCTTCTTTCATCTTTTTCTTTTTAATTTGATTTGCTATCCAATTTTTAGCAATTCCTGTTGATGGTGGATTCTTTACAATTTTTCTAACTAACTTATATGACTTTTCTAATATATCTTCATTAGCTTTATTATTATCAATAACTATAAAGTTTCTTAAACCAAATAATCTTTGTAGTTTACCTACATTTTCTTGAACTTCTTTGTGATTTTTTTTCACTATATCAATCGGTACCTTTCTAGGTCTTGCAGCATTTCTAGCTAATGCTACATCTAAACTTGTATTTACAAATATACAATAACTATCATAACCAAATCTTGTGAGTGCAGATTTAGCAACTTCTATTTTTACAAAATCTCTTGCAGTGCTGTCAATTACTAAACCTAGTCTACCTTTTAAATATAATCCTAGTTGTTTTTCTGTAAGTCGTTTTGATTTTGTTCTAATTACATCTCTTAATTCTTCTTCTTCAGGTGGCATATCTAATGACAATCCTGCTTTCTTTAATGCATTCTCAAAAGCTGTATCAGAATTAACATTCTTCAAACCTAAACCAGGTGTAATTCTACTAGTCACATATGATTTACCAGAACCAGGACCACCTGCAAGAAAGAAAGCCTTGAAGATACCTGGGTCATAAACACCCTCTTGTAATTCGTAAAATCTTTTCATTCTACCCAAACTCAAAAGCAGCAATTCTTCTGAGCTCTCCTTTAAACTGTTTAAAACTAGGTTTTGTTTTGTATAACTTCATAGTTTTAGAACTATCTTTTTTACCTTTTATTCTCCACTTAAAACCTTT